CCCCGCCCCCGCGCGGCTACGTGGACCCGTACAAAGAGATCCTCGCCCAGTTGAAGGCGCTCGAGGGCGGTCTGTCCGACTACGCCAGCATCTACGCCGAGCAGGGCGAAGACTATGAGGAGAAGTTCGCCCAGCAGGAGCGCGAGCTTAACGACCGCAAACGCCGCGGGTTGCCCATTGTCGGAGCGGCCTCCACGGCGCAGCCCGATCCCCTGGCCATTCAGCCCGACCCGCCGGCCCCGCCGGGGTCATAGAGGTGTCCATGTCGTTGATCGAACTCTTCCCCGCGTATTGGGCGATGGCTCCGGAGGCCCTGCGCAGGGTCGCCGCCGAGGCGGCCGCCATGCGCGGCGCCGCCGGCCGGGAGCAGGGCCGGCAGGTGGCCAGCCCCGGCGCGGCCGGCCGCCCCTACCGACTTGAGGACGGCTTGGCCGTGATCCCGATTCAGGGGAGCCTCCTCAAGGAATACCACTACCCGCCGTTTTGGACCTCCTACGTGGTGGTCCGTTACCAGCTTGAGGCGGCCCTGACCGACCCCGAAGTGCGCGCCGTGCTGCTCGACATCGACAGCCCCGGCGGCAGCGTGGCCGGCTTTCAGGACCTTGCCGAGGCGGTGCTCGCCGCGCGCGGCCGCAAGCCCGTTTACGCCTGGACCGACGGACAGGCGTGCAGCGGCGCGTATGGCGTCGCGTGCGGAGCCAAGTCCTTTGCGGCGTCGCCCATGGCCGAGGTCGGGTCCGTGGGCGTGGTGTGGTTCCACTCGGAGTTGAGCAAATACGACGAGCGGATCGGCCTCACCGTGACGGTGCTCCGCTCCGGCGAGTTCAAGGCCCTGGGCAACGACGCCGAACCCCTGGACGCGAAGGCTCGCGAGGTCCACCAGGCCCAGCTTGACGGCATGTACGCCCTGTTCCGCGATCTCGTGGTCAGGGCCCGCGGGGTGTCTGCGGAAAAGTATGAGGACTGGGCGGAAGGCAGGGTCTTCCTGGCCGGCGATGCGGTGAGCGTCGGCCTGTTGGACCGGGCCTGCGCTCGTGACGAATTCCTGTCTTTCATCAAAACGGAGGTCAACATGAACGCAGCCGAACTGCGCTCCCAGTTCCCCGAAGCCGTCAAGGCCATCGAGGAAGGAGCCGCCAAGGCCGCCGCGGACGCCGCGGCGGTGAATCTCGCCAAGGACGTGACCGGGGTCGTGAACCTCGCTGGCGTGCTCCTCGGCGAGGAGGCCAAGGGCAAGCTGTCCGCGGCCGTCGAAGCCGGCATCAACGCCGAGCAGGCCGTCAAGCTCGGGCTGGCCGCCAAGGCTCCCGAAGTCGCCGACCCGAAGCAGGACATGCTCACCGCCCTGCTGGACACGGATCAGCCCGGCGTGAAGGCCGGATCGGCCAAGCCCGCCGGCGGGGTCAGCCCCCTCATGGCGGCCATCCAGGCCCGGTTCTCTGCCGGGAAGAGGGGGTAGGACATGGCCATCATCAATGAGCCCAACCGCCTGGGCGACATCGTTCGCCGCGAATCCGACCCCGGCTTCTGCCGTGAGGAAGTCGTGGTGAAGCTGGGGCAGAACTTGGCCCTGGGCGCCGTCATCGGCCGCAGGACCATTTTGTGCCCCGCCACCGGCACCGCCAAGGCCGGCAACCACGGCAACGGCACCGTGGAGCTGGTGACGCCCGGCCCGTTTGCGCAGCTCGGCACCTACCGTCTGGTGTGCTCGGTCGCCGCCGCGGACGGCGGCACCTTCCAGGTCTTCGCCCCCGACGGGGCGCGCCTCGCCGATGCGGTGGAGGGAACGGAATACGACCAGCCGCAGATCGGCTTCATGGTCAACGACGGCAGCGCCGACTTCGCCGTGGGCGACGAGTTCACCGTCACCGTGGCGGAGGGCGACGGCCAGGTCACCGCACTGGCCCCGGACGCCCTGGACGGCACGCAGATCGCCTGCGGCATCCTCGCCGTGGCCTGCAACGCCACCGGCTCGGCCTCCCGTTCCGTGGCCATCACGAGCGACGCGCTGGTCCTGGCCGACAAGCTGGTCTGGCCTGCCGATATCACCGCGCCGGAGAAGGCCCTGGCGCTCAAGCAGCTCGCGGCCAGGGGCATCCTGAACCGCAAGGGGGTCTAAGCCATGTTCAACCCGTTCGCCAACGAGCAGGTCTACGGCCTGTATCCGCTCACCCAGGCCATCGACGTCATCCCGAACCGCTACGGCCGCCTGAACAGCATGGGGCTGTTCGCCCCGCGTCAGATCACGGTGGATACCGTGAGCATCGAGATGCAGAACTTCGTGCTCAAGCTGCTGCCCAGCAAGCCCAAGGGCTCTTCCGGCAGCCAGAGCGAGCACGGCAAGCGCAAGGTGCTCACCTTCAAGGTGCCGCACATCCCGCTTGAAGACATCATCAGCCCCAGCGACTACGCCGGCGTCCGCGCCTTCGGCACCGAGAACCTGCCCGAGACCTTCGCCAACGTCATGGCCAGGTACCTGTACGAGAACAAGGCCAAGTTCGAGATCACCTGGGAGCACCTCAAGTGGGGCGCGCTCAAGGGCCTGATCATCGACGGCGACGGCACCACCCAGCTCTACAACCTCTACTCGGAGTTCGGGATCACCCAGAAGACCGTGAGCTTTGAGCTGGATGACCCGACCACGAATGTGCAGGGAAAGTGCTTCGAGGTCACGCGCCACATCGAGGACAACCTCAAGAGCGACATCTCCAGCGGCGTGCGCATGATGGTCTCCCCGGAGTTCTTCGGGGCCCTGGTGAGCCACGCCAACGTCGTGAAGTTCTTCCTGAACCACTCCGAGGCGGCCCAGCTCGCCGGCCTGGACCCGCGCAAGGCTTTCAACTTCGGCGGCATCACCTTCGAGGAGTTCCGCGGCAACGCCCCGGACGCCAACGGCGACACTGTGCGCTTCATCGCCGAGGGCGAAGGCCACGCCTTCCCCGAGGGCACCGTCTCGACGTTCATCAACGCGATGGCCCCGGGCGACTTCCTGGAGACGGTCAACACCCCGGGCATGGAGCTCTACGCCCGGCAGGAGCTCCGCGACTTCAACAAGGGCGTGGACCTCTGGTTCGAGTCCAACGTGCTGCCCCTCTGCCTGCGCCCGGCCGTGCTGGTGAAGGCGACCATGTAGTTTCCTGTCCCTCGTGCCGCGGGGGTTCGGCCTTCGGCTCTGGCCGGGCCCCCGCCAAGCAGAGGCAAAACAAAGGACGAAGAACATGCAGGAGCTTTTCGAGCACTTCGCCTTCAAGAGCGGCTGGGCCGCCTTCCTGGCCTGCTTCGGCTGGCTGCTCGGCGGTCTGGACCTCGCCGTCCTTGCGCTCTTCGTGCTCTATGTCGTGGACTTCGGCCTCGGGCTGTATCGCGCTTGGAGCACTTGCGCACTCTCCGCGAGCAAGGCTCGCAAGGGCATGGCCAAACTCGTCCTATACGTCATCGTCATCATCTGCGCCCACATGCTTGATGTGAGCCTGGCGCAGACCCTGCCTTTCCTGGCCCACTACGTGCGCAACACCATCATCGTGTTCGTCGCGATCACCGAATTTCTCTCCGTCTGCACGCATCTGGCCGCTCTCGGATTGCGCGTGCCCGAAGCCTTGCAGGCGCGGCTGCGGAGCTACCGCGACGGTTCGTTGGACGGCCATATCGCATCCGCCGGCCTGGTTCCGTCGGGTGCGACGCAGCCGCAACCCACCAAGGAGGAGTGATGAAGGCGCTTGAGCTTATCCGGGAAAAACAGGATGACGCGGGCACTCTGGGCCGCCTGTACATCGATGGCGACTATGCCTGCCGCACTCTTGAGCGTCCCTGGCTGAACAACCAGCAGAGTGTTTCCTGCATCCCTGCCGGGACCTACCGCGGGGCCATCCAGTACAGCCCGCATTTCCAGCGGGAACTGCCGGAGCTGCTGGACGTGCCGGGCCGGTCGCAAATCCTGCTGCACGTCGGCAACTCCCCGTCCGACTCGCAGGGCTGCATCCTCGTCGGCCTTGAGGCCGCAGACTACGAAATGCGCATCATGCAGTCCCGCGCCGCCCTCGCCCTGCTCATGGAGAGGCTCGACGGCGACTCCTTCACCCTGACCGTGCGGGGGTAGCCATGCTCTCGATCGCTTGGCTCACGAAGCTTTTTGGCCAGACCGACGGCCAGGGCAAGACCATCGCGCTCCTTGTGGGTCTGCTCGCCGTGCTCCTGGCTATCGGCGGCGGCATGGTCGTGGGCTGGCGTCTCGGCGCGGCCCTGGCCGAAGCCAAGGGCGAGGCCAAGTTCGAGAAGCGTGAAGCCGAGTACGCACGCCTTGGCGCGAACGCCACCGAGGAGACCCGGCAGAAGACCGAGCGCCTTGCGGAACGCGGGGCGGAGATCGGGCTCGCGCTGGCCAAGGCCAACCGCGAGCTTGATGCGGCGAGGGAAGAGATCGCCCAAAGGAGGCGCGATGTTGCGAAAGGTGTTCCTGCTGCTTGCGTGTTTGGTTCTGACTTCGTGCGCTGGTGGAACGACGCCGCCCACCTTGGTCCCGGCTCCGGAGCCGAAGCGGACGATCCCGGCCGAGCTGCGGCTCGACCCGGTGCCGCCGAAGCCGTTCCGGCCGGGGTACGCTGACGGGCTGTACCTGTCCGGCAACGCCACGCACGAGGACATGATGAAGAGTCACGAGGACCTGGGCGACTACATGGAGCGCGTCCGGCAGATGAGCGCCAAGCGCCTCCAGCTCCTCGAGGAGTGGGCGAGATGATCCGTTTCGAGGCCATGCTCCAGCGCGACGCCCGGGCCGTGTTCCTGAACACGGCCGAGTTCGCGCGCCAGCTGGAGGTGGACGGCCGGGCGGTCAGGGCCATGTGGGACGACTCCATGCGCTCGGGGATGGTCGGCAGCTCCGGCGGGTTGGATGAATCCATGTACGGCGTCAATGTTGAGCGCCGCGTGCTGCTCGCCCTGGCCGCGGACATGCCGAAGCCGGTGCCCGGTCAGGAGCTCGAAATCGACGGGAACTTCTGGATTGTCGGTCCAGTGGCGGATCAGCACGGCGTGCTCAGCATCAGCCTGAGCCGCAATCTTTCGTGAGGAGATGACCATGAACAGGCGGCTGCGTGAACTTGATTCCGGCTTCGTCAGCGGCGTCGTCGTCAATATCGACGTGTCGGACGTTCAGCTTGCCGTCGCGCGCGCCGCCAAGATCATCCCCGATCAGATCATGGACGCCGCGGGCAGGGTGCAACGCAAGGCGCTCGTGGAGCTGCGCCGCAAGATACAGGACGACCTCACGCGGGAGACCATGCTCGACAAGCCCGTCGTCGCCAAGGCCGTTCGCACCAAAACGCCGAAGCGCAGGATGGGGGAAGTCCAGGGCGCCGTCCGCGTGGCCACCAGTCGGCTCCCGCTCATCCGCTACGCCCGCGGCGTCTCTCCCCTGCGCATCACCGCCGAGAAGGGCAAACGTCCTCGGGACTGGACCGGCCTCA